ATTAGGATCGTTAATCAAATTGGTAACATCTATCTCCTTGGAGGTAAACTCGCCTGCGAGTAGAAGACTCATATAATTCCTCACCATTCGATTATTTTTAGATATAAAGTATGTCGCCGCGCAATCAAATGATAGATCATCTGTTTCGCCTTTACTAAAATACCGCGTCCAAGGCATCATTGGTAGTCCGCCTAAAGAGCCCGGTATCAAGAGTATAGATCGAGAATTCTTAGATCGTAACAGGGAATCAATTCCGTTCTTCTCACTGCTATAGATGGGAGAATTACGGCGACGATTTAATAATAAAATTACCTGAATGAATTTCCACCATATAGCTCTATAAGTGAAATTCAGAGTGCCTGACGTAGTAATTGAATTAGCGACTATACCAGCAACTTCTTTAGTTAAAGATGGGATGGATGTATCCATTCTTGAAAAAGCGCGAGATGAAAATTTTAAACTATAAAGTATATGTACGCCCTTGACGTAGATTTCTTTTCCGTAGGTAAGGACAGTGGTCGAGTCGACACATTCCTCTGGTTTTACCTCATGATTCAATCTTTCACACCGTCTTTCCATATTCGTCAAGAACGCTTGTAGTGCAGTTTGTAAGTTCTTATTCTTAAGATTGAATGAGATATAAAAAACTTGATTATCCCCTTGACCCGCCATTTGAAAGGAGCACTCTTCTTCCGCGAGCGCGTAATACATCATCCCTATTGTACAAATCGTCCATAAAGTTTGCTGAATCCCTTCAAAACCCCCGCGATGTCCGCGCCATACAAGATCTGAATTGGGCCAAAGATGAGCAGGCGTGCCAGGTTTTACTCCTTCGGGTAAAGAATGTTTATCTGTAAGTACGACAGTAGAGGAATTAAAGAAAAAATGTGCTTGAGAGAAAACTCCAGGTAAGCCAAAAATACTTTCTAGAGTGCGAGATACTGGATTAACTGAACAAGCGCGCCAACGGAGGTTCCACCTAGAAAAATCTACCTCAACTAGGCACGTATTGTCACGCATTTTATTGGAAGTCAAGTCGTATAAACGTTTACGGAGCTTACTGTTAGACATAGTCATAGTCTGTTGAGGCAAGTAACCGTTATCTCCCGAGTCTCCCCCCATGAAGCGTTTTAGATTCGTCTCTGTAAGAACGAAAAATAAACGCACTTCAAATGTTAACTTACAAAAGCATCTAGCAGAGGTCTTAAATTCACGTTCTTTCTGAGTAAGTTCGATGATTCTTTCTTCTGATTTGAACTTGCCTCGACGCATTCTATCGACTATTTCATACGTGTCGATATCTTTCTTCTTGATGAGAGACTCTAACAATCTCCGATAACTATTCGACGGGTTTTTAAACCAAAAACCATGTGCTTGAGATGCCCCCGGGTTAATAGCTTTGTCATCGATCATGTCCAGATAATCAGGAGAGTAATCGAATTCCATAAACTTCCCAAATTCCACTCCTTCTAGGTCCAATAAAGGGAAAGCTTTCTTC